GATTGAGTTCCCCGCCATTATGCCTAGTGGTAAACCCTTATGGCCAGAGTTCTGGTCTTTGGGTGAATTAACAGCGCTTCGTGAAGAACTGCCTAATAGTAAGTGGCAAGCGCAGTACCAGCAGAACCCAGTGGGTAATGAGTCCGCGATTGTGAAGCGGGATTGGTGGCAGTGGTGGGACAAAGACGAGCCACCTGTGTGCGAATACATCTTGCAGTCATGGGACACCGCGTTTGAGAAGAACAACCGCGCCGACTACTCAGCCGGGACGACGTGGGGAATATTTAAGAACGAGGAAGACAACAACACGTCGCACATTATTCTACTGAATACGTATAGAAAGCGTGTTGAGTGGGTGGAGCTGAAAAGGGACGTGCTCGCCGAGTACAACGAGTATGAGCCAGACGGCATGTTGATTGAGAAGAAGGCGACGGGCGCTCCGCTAATTTATGAGCTCCGTGCGATGGGTATTCCTGTGCAGGAGTACACGCCTAGTAAAGGCCAAGACAAAATCGCCCGTTTAAATTCAGTCTCAGACATAATTGCGAGTGGCAAGGTGTGGGTGCCTCGTACGCGTTGGGCAGAAGAGTTAGTTGATGAGATTGCTGCGTTCCCATCTGGGGAGCACGATGACTTGGTTGATGCAACAACTCTAGCGTTGATGCGCTTTCGCCAAGGTGGGTTCTTGCGTTTACCAACCGACGAGCCCGAAGATATTCAATATTTCAGAAGTTACCGCAAAGAGCGGTTTTACACAGTTTAAGGAAAAATCATGGCAACGAGTTCTATGGACAAAGGTTTGTACGCGGCCCCCTTGGGTATTGAAGAAGATGCGGGTATGGGTATGGACCCGCTAGAGATTGAGATCGAAGATCCAGAGAGCGTAAGTATCTCAATGGGAGATATTGAGATTGAGTTGTCTCCAGATAAAGAAGGCACAGACGAGGAGTTCAATGCCAACCTTGCGGACTTCATGGACGACAGCGTACTAGGTAAACTTGGCAACGAGTTGATTGATAACTTTGATAAAGACATCAACGATAGAAAGGATTGGATAAGGACTTACGTTGAGGGTTTGAAGTTGTTAGGCCTCAAGTATGAAGAAAGAACAGAGCCATGGGCAGGCGCTTGTGGTGTGTTTCATCCTATGCTGACTGAGTCTGTGGTGCGCTTTCAATCAGAAGGCATCATGGAGACATTCCCTGCTGCTGGCCCTGTGAAGACTCAGATTCTTGGTGAAGACACGCCCGTGAAAGAAGAAGCGGCTACTCGCGTGCGCGAGGACATGAACTATCAGTTGACTGAGGTGATGCTTGAGTATCGCCCAGAGCACGAGAAGTTATTGTGGAACTTGCCGATTGCGGGTTCTGCGTTTAAGAAGGTGTACTACGACCCATCGCTGGGACGCCAAGTCGCCATGTTTATTCCTGCTGAAGATATTGTTGTGCCGTACGGCGCGAGTAATCTTGAGAGAGCTGAGCGAGTTACGCACGTCATGCGTAAGACTGAGAATGAAGTGCTCAAACTACAAGAGGCTGGGTTCTACAGTGACGTGGACTTAGGCGAGCCATCGAGTGAACTTGACGACATTGAGAAGCAGAAAGCTGAAGAGATGGGCATGTCTGCGGTGCAGGACGAGCGCTTTCGCATTCTTGAGATGCACGTCGACTTAGACTTAGAAGGCTACGAGCACGAGGACGAGGATGGTGAGGTGACGGGCATTGCGCTTCCATACGTTGTGACTGTTGAGAAGGGTACGCAGAAGATTCTTGCCATCCGCCGTAATTGGTACGAGGGTGATGAGCTGCACACTAAGCGTCAGCACTTTGTTCATTATCAATACATACCGGGGTTTGGCTTCTATGGATACGGACTCATTCACCTCATCGGCGGCTACGCCAAGTCAGCAACTATGCTTATTCGTCAGCTTGTTGACGCTGGCACTTTGTCTAATTTACCCGGTGGTCTTAAGTCTCGCGGCTTACGAGTCAAAGGTGACGACACCCCAATTGCACCGGGGGAATTTCGTGATGTTGATGTACCGAGTGGATCAATCCGCGACAACATTCTGCCACTGCCGTACAAAGAACCCAGTCAGGTTCTCTTTGCCTTGTTCCAGAACATTGTGCAAGAGGGTAGACAGTTTGCATCCGCAGGAGATATGAAGGTCAGTGACATGAGTGCGCAAGCACCTGTGGGCACAACACTAGCTATTCTCGAACGTACGTTGAAAGTGATGGGTGCTGTGCAAGCACGTATGCACTACTCAATGCGTCAAGAGTTCCGTCTGCTCAAAGCCATCATCGCTGACTACACGCCAGAAGAGTATGACTACGATCCGATTGACGGTTCACGTAAGGCAAAGAAGGCTGACTACGACATGGTCGCGGTTATTCCTGTTAGCGATCCAAACGCCGCAACGATGGCGCAGAAAATTGTGCAGTACCAAGCTGCTCTGCAGTTAGCGCAGACAGCGCCGCAACTCTACAACTTGCCGCTCTTACACCGTCAGATGATTGAGGTGTTGGGCATTAAGAATGCCGCCAAGCTTGTGCCTGTTGAGGACGACGCTACACCGATTGACCCAGTGCAGGAGAATCAGAACGCACTGACGGGCAAACCCAATAAGGCGTTCCTAGAGCAGGACCACCAAGCCCACATTGCTGTACATACAAGCATGTTGCAGAACCCCAAGATCATGGCGTTGGTGCAGAGCACACCGCAGGGTCAAGCGGTTGTGGCTGCGATGATGGCGCACATCAACGAGCACTTGGCGTTCGCCTATCGCACAGAAGTTGAGAAGACTATTGGGCTGCTCTTACCAACAGAGAAGCAAGAGAAGAACATGGAGCCAGAAGTGGCCGCACAAGTTGCACAACTTGCTGCACAAGCATCGACCCGCATGACTCAACAAGCTCAAGCGCAGGCCGCACAGCAGCAAGCGATGCAGCAGGCGCAAGACCCCATCATCCAGATGCAGCAGCAGGAGTTGCAGATCAAGATGCAGGAGCTCCAGCTCAAAGTTCAGAAGCAGCAGATCGACGCTGCGGCCAAAGCAGATCAGCTTCGCATCGAGGAGTCACGCATCGCGGCGCAGAAAGAGATTGCGGCTATGCAGGTGGGCGCTACAGCAGCCGCTACCAAAGACAAACTTCAGAAAATGCAGGAGCTTGAAGGCACAAAGATTGGCGTTGATATTGCCAAAAGCCGCGCTCAGATGGCAAACCAAAAACCTAGGAAGGACAGAAATTGAACGACTACAAACTGCTGGCGTACATCGCCAAGGAGATTGAGAAGCTTAGAGAAGATCAAGCTTTCCATGTTGCCAGCGGTAGAGCCGCTGACATTGAAGAGTATCGAAGTATCTGTGGGGTAATCCGAGGTCTTAGCCTTGCAGAGAATGTAATCAACGACCTTGTGCAAAAAATGGAGAAATCTGATGACTGAATTTAACGTCGCTGCCGTGGACTTGTCTGGCATTCTTAATAAGCCAGCCGAGGATAAAGCCAAGCAGTTGCCCGATCCAAAAACCTTTCACCTACTTTGCGTAGTGCCGGAAGCTATGGAGGAGTTTGCTGATAGTGAAGTTGGCCTGATTAAATCAAGCCAAGTCATGCACCATGAAGAAGTGCTGACCCCCGTGTTGTTTGTAGTCAAGCTTGGGCCTGACTGCTACAAAGATACCACTCGGTTCCCTAGTGGCCCGAGTTGCAAGGAGGGTGACTTTGTCATCATCCGCCCTAATTCAGGTACGCGCCTGAAAATCCATGGCCGTGAATTCCGCATCCTCAATGATGATTCGGTTGAAGCAGTCGTGGAAGACCCCCGTGGCATTACACGTGCATCATAAGGAGTTAACACATGGCACAAACTGAGTTTAAAGATGACTTTAAGTTTCCTCATGAAGAAGAGGAGAAATCTAAGGGTAAACCCGTAGATACAGAAGATGACGGGTTTGAGGTAGAGATTGAAGACGATACTCCCGAACCTGATAAGGGCCGCAAGCCCATGAAGGAGCCGATTGAGGAGCCTACCGAAGACGAGTTAGCCTCGTACGACGAGAAGGTTCAACAGCGGATTAAGAAATTTACACGTGGCTACCACGACGAGCGCCGCGCTAAAGAAGAAGCACTGCGCGAGCGCGAGGCGGCTGAGAAGATGACCAAGCAGTTGTGGGATCAAAACCGCAAACTGCAGGAGCAAGTATCGCTTGGGTCAAAAGCGTACATTGAGCAGTCAAAAAGCTCGGCTGAGATGGAATTTGACAACGCCAAGAAGCGTTTTAAAGAGGCTGTCGAGTCTGGAGACTACGATGCGCAAACTGAAGCGCAGGTAGAAATTGCGAAGGCAACACTGAATTTAGACAAAGTTCAGAACATGAGGCCTTTACAAGTCGAAGAAAATGATGTACAAATACAACAACGCAGTACCACTGCACCTACGACAGACCGCGATAACCGCTGGATGTCGAAGAATACGTGGTTTGGCACTGATCCTGAAATGACAGCTTCCGCCCTCGGGTTGCATCAAAAGCTGGCAAAGGAGCAAGGTGCTGGATTCATCGGTTCCGATGATTACTACAAACGAGTAGACGCTACAATGCGTCGAAGATTTCCTGAGTATTTTGACGATACTCAGAGCTATGAAGATGACGCCCCTTCTAAAAAGGCATCAGAACCGGTTTACGAGGATGAACCTCCGCGCCGTGCAACAAAGCCCGCTAACGTGGTGGCCCCGGCCTCCCGTAGCACTCCGCCTAATCGTATTAGGCTGAAGGCATCCGAAGCAGCGATTGCTCGCCGTCTTGGGGTTCCTTTGGAAGAATACGCTAAACAGGTTGCTCAACTAAGAAGAGGTGAATAATGGATCAAGTACAAACGGCTACTAAAGCGCAAAACCGTTCAGCTCGTGAGCTGGACACACGCCAGATGATGCAACGCCCTGAAGCGTGGCGTCCACCTGAGACGTTGCCTATGCCCGAAGACCGTCCCGGTTGGAAACATAGATACGTTCGCACTAGTACGATGGGTATGGCTGATCCCAGCAACATTTCTTCTAAGTTACGTGAAGGATATGAACCCTGCAAGGCAGAGGATTATCCCGAGCTTATGATGCACGCCACCGTTGAAGGCCGCTTTAAAGGCGGTATTGAAATTGGTGGGTTGTTATTGTGCCGTATTCCTGAAGAGTTCTTAAAACAGCGTGCCGATTATTACGACAAGCAGAATAAGTCTCAGATTGACTCGGTGGATAACAATTTTCTTCGTGAAAATGATCCTAGGATGCCTCTCTTTTCAGAGAGAAAAACTAAGGTTACTTTCGGTTCTGGTACTTAAATTTATAGGAGTCTTAAATGGCTTATCCTACAGTCTCGGCCCCTTACGGTCTAAAGCCTGTAAACCTAATAGGTGGACAGGTATTTGCGGGTGCAACCCGCCAAATGGAAATTGCAAGTGGTTATGCCACCAGCATTTTCTACGGTGATTTGGTAAAACGTATTTCTGATGGAACTATCCAAAAGGACACTGGCACAACAACTGCCACACCTTGCGGTATTTTCTTAGGCGTAAGTTTTACTAACAGCTCAACCGGTCAAATCCAGCAACAGCAATTTTATCCAGCGAGTCAGTCTATCAAGTCTGGCACAAAGATTTTTGCAGTTGTTGCAGATGATCCTGATACGCTGTTCCAAGTAGCTGTTGTGTCT